TCCGAAAAGTCTTTTTCTGATTAAGAGAAAGACAAGTTTTGCACAGCTATCTCTCCCACGTAGTCGGCAGCATTACCGAATGAACTTGCAGTGTTGGTCAACTCTACAAACCCGTAGCGAGTCATAAATGACACGACTGGTTCGAATGTTGATGGATCCAACACAACTCCACTGCTCATCAATGGAATGTATGGGCAATAGAATGCGGCTGCATCAGCTTCACTAGAACCTTTGTATCCAACTAGAACTGGACTTGAGTCTGTAGCGTAGCTGTTGACAAACACACGCATTGCACCGTTCAATGTTCCAACAAACTTGGTGTTTGTAGGAGCTTCGAATGTGCCTTCTGTTGTGCGAGCAAAAGCACTAGTTGTAGCACTTTGTAGAACTGTCAAACTAGCTGGTGAAACAACAGCCCAGTTACCAGCACCACGACGTGTGCGTTGTGCAATCAAGTTGGCAACACGGTTGATTAGAACTGCCAATGCGGCATGCTCGTCACCAACGAATGTGGCTGTACCTGATACAGTAGCTTGGTTGTATGTGTACTCAGTAGCGGCCAAACTGCTCAAGCTCAAGAGAATCTCTTGGTCAATTTCAGCAGTAATTTCTTGGGCCAAAGCTGCCATGATTTCTGCTTCAACGTCAATACCATGCATGGCTTGTGCGTCTTGTGCAGATTCAAATGTCCAGCGAGCTTGCAACTTACGTGTCTTGGCTTCAACTGCTTGCTTCAAGATTTGTACAGAGACTGTCTTACCGCCGTTGCCTTCCATGGAAGCTGTTGAAGCGCCTTGGTAGTTGGTGGTGGTTGTGCCTGCATTGTTTGCAGCAGCTGGGCTTGATGAATAAGCTGTAGCAATTGTGAACGGGCTCAATGCTTCTTGACCAGCAGCAACTGAAGTAGCAGCAGCTGAGTTGTCTGTTAAAGCACTGGCGTAACGTACACGCAATGTGTGGATCTGTCCAACTGGACCTGTCATTGGCTGAACACCAACCAACTCGTTAGCAATAACAGTTGGCATGACACGTCGGATAACTGGTAGAATCACACGGTTTAATGTGGCGATGTTACCAGATGCTGTTGAACCAGCACTTGCATTTTCTTTCAAGTACTTGCGTGTATTCTCAAGAATAACGTTCATACTACTGCGCTTAGAACCGTTTAGACCTTCAAGTAGTGCTTCCTTGGTCTCGTCCCAGCGACCTTCTAATAATTGTTGTGACATTTTATGTCTCCTTTAAAATTAATTCAACCCTGCCAACCGCTTGATGTCAATTACATTGCTGGTATCAGCAACTTCTTCAACATATTGGCTACGGGCAGATTTATCGCCAGTGACTGCGGACACGGATTCTGTAATTACTTTTTGGGCTTTTACAGAGCGGTCTGTTAGAACAGCTGGAAGATACTTTTCAAATGCGTTTTTCAAACGTGATGTTTGTACGCTTTCGAGTAAACTACTCATGACTTCGGCTTTTTCCTCGTTTAAAGGAGCCAACAAGTGATCTAATGTGGCTTGACGCTCATTGGATTCCTTGATCATGCGTATTTCACGCTCTTTACTCTCATTAAGAACTTTTGCATTCTTAATAAGTTTGATGGCTTCAGACAGTTTGGAATCTTTTTGTGCAATTGTGTCGTGTAACTTGCGTACTTCTGCCTTCTCATTGAGATGGGTAGCACCAAATTCACTTGCATATGCTTCAAAGATACGACGACCAAAATTGTTCTCACGAGCAACTTTGATGTCTTCTTGTAACTGACTGAGTTCAGCCTTTAGATGTTGGCTTACAGCTTTGCTCATTTTCTGTGCTGATTCTTTTACAAAACGGCGCTTCAATGATTCTAGCTGGCCACGTGCTTCGCGGACTAAACGAACTTTTGTTTCCACAACAGCTTGTTTGTCGGCCGCAAATTCTTGAATTTCACGGGCTAGTGCATGCACAATAAAGCCTTCCAATTTCTGGAGTCCTTCATTGTGTTGCTTGCGGTCTTTGCGCAACTCGCCAATTTCTTCGGCTAATTTAGAAACCATGAAGCTGTTGAACTTCGTTGCGGATTCTTTCATTTTGCCGTTGAACTTGACACGATCTTCTGCAATAGCTTGCTTTTCAGCAGCAATTGCTTGGATCTCAGTTGTAAGACCTTCTTTTACCATACGATCTAGGGCTTCCACCATCACTGTTTTATCATGTTCATAGCGTTGTGCAAACTCTTCGCGTAGCTCTGCACGTACTTGTTCACGAGCTTCTGTCATCTTGGCTTCCCAAGCTTCAGAGATCTCCTGGCGAGTTTCCTCGGTGATCAAATCGCTGTCTAGTAACGGTTTAATAGCATCTAACATGCTTATTCCTCCCTAATTTTAAGATCTTTGATCAGCTTCACTATTCCACTTTTCAAATATCTTTGTACCTTGTTGTCCACCCCAGCTTCTTTTGCCACTTCCAACAATCTATGTCCGTACTTCATGTTCATGAGGCCTTCGTAAATTGCTGTTGGGTATGCATTTGGAGCACTGGGTTGTGCAACTACATCTACAGTAACTATTTCAAAGTCACTGACATGTCCTGTTCGGTCGTCGACATTTCCTGATCCACGACTTGAAACACCTAATTTAACACCGCTGTCCAACATGGTTTTGACCAGTTGTCCCATTGGCGTAGGTAATATTTTTAATTTTCCATAACCTATTGCGCCGTCGCACCACATTTTATCTATGGTGTGACTGACACGGTCTAAGTTAATTTTGAGATCATCCGGATGATCTACTTCGCCTAATACCGAGTTGCCATTTTCAAGTTGTTCATTGATCGTGCCAACTGCTTTACGGATCTCGTGAGCCGGGTATATTCTTTCGTTGGCATTGCGCTTATCGCCTTCGATACAGATACCTTGCATGTAAAGGGTCTTACCAGAACCGTCAGCAGCTTCCTCCGTGAGCACTTTTACTTGTGCTTGGTGGAAGCTGAGATGTTCTTGTAGATAACGAGCCATAATCTATTAAACCGGTGACTTGGTGTTTACACCAGCAGCTTGTGTTGTAACAGGCTTTGGTGCGGCGCCTTGTGCAGGACTAGTTGTCATGCCCATGTCTTTGGCAGCAGGAGCAGAGCGGCCTTGTGCAGTATCACCAGTCATTTTAACTGGACTAGCTGCCATGCCTTTAGCACCACTGTTAGCGGCCACTGTGGACTTGCTGTTTGTTCC